CACTTCCAGTTTCAGTCTGATGGTGTCTATGACGCCGTTCGGCGTGTATGTTCCACCTGCTGACGTAACGACGCTGACAGTTTCTGTGATGCTACCCGTTGAAGTTCCAGCCACATCAGACCAGACAGTGCCAGTGAAGGTCGCACCAGTCGGAGGAGCGTACCGGAGTTTGATAGGCTTTGAGTAGAACACGCCTGTGGTCTCGAATGCGATTGGAGCGATTTGAACAGTCGGACGACCATAGGGAACCTTCCATGCGAATGAACCGGATGGCACGATTGTTTGTCCAGGAGAGTCAAGCACATCCTCGAACATGTGGCTGAAGTTTGCACCGAACGTCGACGTGACAAGCAGCTCGCGACGCTTGAACGGAATCAGCATCAGCGCAATGTTGCGCTGTCCTACTGCACTTGCGCTCGTGACGCTTCGTCCTGGCGTTTTGTTGGTGTCGCTTTGGTCGTAGACACCCTTCTGGATTCCATCCTTGTAAACGATACAGGAGCCATTCGCACGGAATACGAGCTCAACAGTGGACGCTCCACCGTAGCCCCACTGAACGCGAAGGATGGGCAATGGCGAAGCATCGACCCAGTTCGGAACGTATGCGCTTATGTACCATCCCTGATTGACACCATACGATGCAGTGGTTCGGACCCATTCCGCATTTGCTGTGCCGAGTGTCGTTGCAGTGAGGTAATAATCGCCGGCAGCATTGACCTCCATCTGCTTCCATACACTACCTGTAGTGAGCGTGTACGCGCTCCTAGGCACACGCGCATAGAGTCCGCTGTAGTTGCTTGACCATCCTTCGGTTACAGGTAGAGGCGCCGGCATGGCTGTCATGGTCACACTGTCAAACCATCCAGTGGAGAACTGTCGGTCCCACGAAGTTCCATCGGCACCAACACACACACGTCCTTTGTCTGGACGTGGTTCAGGACAGTCGACTTCGACCAGGAGTGGCCAGTTTGTCGCCATTAGATTCGCCTCATTTCGGTGACCAGTTGCTGTCGACCATACTGAATCATCATCTTCCGCATCGAACGCTCAAGGTCAGTAGATGCAGGAATAAGCGTCTGTGGAATGATGCCGACGCCACCGACGTTCGTTGCATTGTTGCCGGCGTTCAGTTCCGCAGCCGTCACACCGATGGCGCCTAAGCGACCGCCACCGAAGGTCTGCTTCCGCAGATCGAGGAGGTCACGAGTGCTTCCAGTGTTCTTGGCAATCTGGTACAGCTGTTCTTCCATACCTTTTGCCATATCTACGAATGCCAACTGCATCCTGGCCGCATACTCGGCGATGGCCACCATTGTATTGATGAGGCCTCCACCTTTGCCTTCGGTTGACTTTGCGGCGCCAGCAGCTGCTTCTGCTGCTTTGCCGATTGGAGGCTTTGTCTCTGGAGGTGCAAGTACTGTAGTGCCTCCACCGTTTGCACCACTTTGCTCCATACGATCAAAAATGGCATTCATTCCATATATGGCGGCACCAGCAGCTGCAACTCCAGCGAGAACCTTTGCGATACCAGCAGGACCTGCCAGTGCATTGACCAAAGCCTCACCAGCCGCTATTAGCTTAAGGCCGTTTGCCAACTGCTTCATAACTTTAACTAGCGTGATGATGCCGTTGACAATCTGGACTGCAGTAATGGCAGCCAGTGTCGCAGCGATACCCGTAAGGATTGTCTGTGCAGCCGAACCATTGACCTTGACAGAGTCGAAAAACTTTGTGATGTCTTCAAGGCCTTTGGTAATGGCTGGCGTCACAAGGGCTAAACCAGCACCGAAGATATCACCGACCTTGACCTTGAGCTGCTCAAACGAATCGACGATGGTTGCCATCTGCGAATTTGTATTCTTCGCCATGCGTTCCGTCATGCCACCGTATTTTTTATCGATGATACGGAACAACGCGTCTAGAGTTTCGGTCGCACTTGAGAGGAGAGTGCCGTTTTTATCGAACGTGATACCCTCGCCAGCAAAATCCTTTTTGGATAGTCCGAACATTGAAAGCGTTTCGGAGTCTGGCATGATGCCCTGATTAAGTTTGCCCATCATGTTGACGAGTGACTTTAGATGCTCTTCGTCAGCACCGAATGCCGCGCCAAGATCCGCGAGCTTCGGGAGTGCCTTCTGCGCGTTCAAACCCATTGCCTGCAAACCGACCGCAGCATTCGCAAGCTGCTTTGTGGTGAACGGTGAAGGGCCGGCGACTTCGCGAACCTTTTGCATAACCTTAGATGCTTCGGCTGCGGACCCTGTAACGACTTCGAGTCGTGTTGCTAGTTCCTGAGCTTCTCCGCTTGCAGTGAGCGCAGACTTACCGAATGCAATTAGGCCACCCATGGCTCCGAGTGTGGCGCCAAGTTTTCCAAGTTTTGACAGCTGATCGCCATAACTTACAGCCGAGGACTTACTATTGTCTAAAGCATCAGCCGTCGACTTAGCCTCAGCCTTTACGTTCTTCAGCCCCTGGACTGCATCGCCAGCGCCTGAAACTTTGAAAACAATGTCGAAGATGCCAAGCGCCATTAGATTGTCCTTTTAGCCATGACCGACATTACGGCCTTGACTATCTCAACGATTTGATTGTCCCAGACTTCAGCCGCCCATGCGACTTCGGCGAACTCGTCCAGGCTCAAATCGGTCTCACGGGGATGGCGCTTCAAATGCCGCACACTTGTGTACAGTATTGTCTGCGCCACCCCGCTTAGTCGTTTGGGACTTCGTCTACCGCAGATGCAAAGTCAATCGGGAATGCCTGCGCGAACTCCTGGACTACATAGAGGTAAATGTCGGAGCGATCACGAGCAAGCTGCGCGAAACGACGTCCAGGATTGATTTCACCATCACCTGGCTGAATCACATAACACCGTGCCATGATCATCAGGATTTGAAGCATCTGAGCTGGAAACTCAGGATACGCAATCTTCAACATCTTTTCGACTTCAGGTCGCGGAAACAAGTCCGATGCCTTTGGCTCACGGAATGTGATTGTTCCTGGTGCGCCGATGAAGCGCTCGATGTCGACTATGAGATTCGGTCGACCTTCAAGCTTTGGAATGTTGTCGAAGATTGAATTGCTCAAATTATGATCCTGACAGACCAGTGATTCCGGATACACCAAGCTTGATGGTCGCGGTTTCGGTCTGTGTTTCTTCCGGAGTCAGGGAAAGCCCTGCTTCTGTAACCATACCAAAATACTTGACCACGTTGCCAGCAACGGAAGCTGCGCCATCAAGGTCGACGTCAATCTCACAGCCGAATCCGACTTTGGAGACAAACAAAGGACCAGTGGTGTTGTCAATGTAAAGTTCGAGGTTTACCGTTCCTGTCTGTGTCGTTGGAAGAGATGCTTCGTAGACCGCGCACAATGCCGTGGCGTTGACCATGTTCTGTGTGACCGTTGTGCTAAACGACTTTGCCAGACAAGTGACTGATGTAGCAGTTGTGGTCGGAAGTGCAGTCGTGTCACCAGTTAGAGCAGCTGCGGTGAAAGTAATCGTCAGTGTGACGTCTTTTGCGAGTAACGGACGGGCCATGTTGGTTATACCTCTGGAGTTATTGTGGCGATGTAAAGTTGCATGATGCCATTATCGACGCGACCATCCTGCGACACGTCGACCGATGATGATACCGATGCACGATTCAAAAAGAATACAGGCGTCGTGCTGTTTACACTTTGCTTGTTAAGCAGTGTATCGATTCGGTCGACGATGGCCTTAACACGTGCCATCGAGACTGCACCGCTTTGAGTATCCCAACACCAAACCTGATGAACAGATGTGGTCATAATGCGACCGCCACACAATGGCTTCGTGTCTTCCTGGCCACCATCAGTGTGACGCACCACTATGTATGGAACCTGTGGCTGTCGCAGGCTGATCGGGTCCTTTTCTGGAGCCATATACAGGTATATGCCCTGCTGATACGATGGCGCCCGATTGTCTACTGCAAGCAGTCCCTGTAGCGTTGCGTCAGCTGTGAGCGTGTCATAGATCCATTCGTCCACGACTAAGGATTCAACCATTGAAGTACTTCCTCACTACACCTTGAAACACAGTCCATGCCTTTGTGGATGCTGGTATCGCAAAGGGACGATTCTTCTGAAACTCCAAGATCTTGCCATAAGGCGCTGCGATACTGATGATGTATTCGTAGTCGTTGACTTTGCCAATGGTAATGGATGTCCGAAGGAATGTCGTGCGAACAGCTGGTGCTTCTCCTGGTGCGGATGCTTGATAAATCGTTTGTGTTCCTGGCAGCTTGTACCTTCGTCCTGACTTTGGTCCAGTCATCAGTGCAATCATGCCGGTAAAAGCAGCGCTCACTGCATTCTGCAAAAATACAGATAACATGCGAAAACGTTGCTCCGCGTCATCGAAGCCGGACAGGTCGACCTTGACGGTCACGGTGCTAGGACCTCGATGAGCAGTGGACCGAAGCGGCGCACGGTAGTCGACACGGTGAACGACAAAGTCAAGCGAATCACAGCTGCTGTTGGATATGCAGCAGGGTTCAGAACCGTCACAATGCCCTGTGAGGAGAGAGACTTCGTGAGCGTGGCTGTTCCTGTCACGAAGCTATACGCGACGCCTGTGGCGGCATTCGTGTATGTCGCCGCGAGAGTGCCTGTCGTGATGTCAATCGGTGAGCCGTTTGAATCTACCAATCGCACTACGTACGTGTGCCAGTCACCCGTCCAGGCTGCGAGCTGCACAACCTGTTCCGGGTCTTCGGTGATGTTGATGATGTTCACACTCATACTGGCCTCACATACAATCTCAATGGTCCAAAGATCTGCGTGTCGGTCGCGCCTGTTGTCCTGGTCACAGTCACAGTGTACGTGCCAGATGTGTTCGTCACCGTAGTCGTGAGACCGAATGTCAGGCGACCATTGTCCGCATACGTCGCAGTGCCGGCATACGACGCCACGAGTGTTCCCGCTGAACTGTAGACCTTAGCCGTGACTGTCGCACCAGTGATGTCGATGCCAGTCCCATTCGCGTCAGTGACCTGGACATCGATGCTCGTGGCGGTGCCGACATTCACATCAAGCGGCTGATCTGCTCCGAGGCCATCAGCCAGGAGTTGATAAGGTCCGATGTGTACGCTGGTCGCAGCTGACACTGGCGTCAACAGATCTGCGGAGATGTAGTCTGTTCCGTTATGAAGGAGAGCGCCAGAGAGCTCGGTAGCAGCTGCTGTTGAATCGACAATCGCGTGGATGTTAGCCTGGATATGTTGACTTGTCCCGACATCTACAGGACGATTGTCAACCGTAGTTTTTAGAAGTCGTGCGCCCATTGATCCAGCAGTTGTGTACGATGACGCAACTGCATCAAAGACCGCAGACGCTGTCTGCGCTGCCGTCAAGCCACCACTACTCAGCGTGACCGTCAGCACCGCTCCGTTCGTACCAGATGCACCACGTACAACAATCGTCACATCGTCAGCACCAGCCGCGAGCGCAGCATCAGGGAGGTCTAAGCGATACACGCCCGGCATATTGGTTGCGTCTACCTCCGCAAAGCCGCCTGAAGTCCACGCCTGCGCGATTGTACGGGCTACCAGCGGGATTGATACTGAGGCTGTGCGTGTGCGGTTGTATCGAGCTGAGAGACCAGTGGTGGAGGCTGTGAGGCCTGTAACACCGAGATACAGTTCGATGGATTGGGAGGTGCTGCCGGGAGCGATTGTGATGGTAGAGGCGTTGCGTTCTGTCGGCAGGTAGTTAGTAACCAGTCCGATGTTGCGGTTTGTAATGGCTCCAGCATCCGGCGATGTACCAGACCACGCTACACCAAATAGGTCGGTAGATGGTGCGCCTGTTGCCGTACCGAATGATGTATTCGGGCCACCGAAGATGCTACCGAATATCACTTGATTGACAAGGTTGTGAAGGAGCGAATAACCAAACTCCAAGCCCATCGTTCCAGCGGTTACGGAGTTGCTACCGGCTGTATACGTTCCTGAGTTAGTGACCGTTGTTAGGTTACCAACAACTCGGCAGTTATCTGCGTTCAGAGTGCCTTGATTCGTGATGCCTGTATTGCATTGCGTGATTACACAATTGCGTATAGTTGCTATAGAACTAGAGGTAGTACGAATACCTATAAGGCAGTTGTAAATAAGGCAATTGTACATACTGGCAGTGGGTCCATAAAAACCTACTCCTTCTTGGTATGCATTTATAAAACACGAATCTATAATCGATGTCGTATCGCCGGATGTTACTGAACTAACAACTGAAAAATATCTTAGTCCGAAAAATATACAATTTATTACTAAAGCATCTAGAGGTTGACCAGAAATATTAGTTAGTTCAACTTCACCTTTCAAACTTGAATTCCGTTGGTTATTTACAAAAACACATGATGTCAATTTTGTAAATCTACCAGTAATAACAAAACTACCTACGCTTGTTTGTCCAGCAATTTCAAAATATATGTTTCTGAAATGCAGATAACTTTTACTAACACCTACAACTAACTGGCTGATATTTGCGCCTGTGTTGTTTGTTGATGCATATTGGCTATGCTTAACGAATCCAGCACTTAGACCACTAAACTGCGATGCTGTTGGGTCTCCAATAATCTGCGTTTCAGCGGAGTAAGTGCCACCTATTGTAACAGTTTCATTGTAATGACCGGGAGCGATGTAGACCGTATCACCAGAGCCAATACCTGTGGCTCCGAGTGCTTTTTGAATGGTGCGCCACGCAAGTGCAGTCGTAGACCCTAAGCCGGTATTACTGTCGTTGCCGTCCTGCCGAACGTAATAAGTTGCCATTATTCAGCCGTCCCCGCTACAATTTCCTGCGCCATAATGACTGCAAACTGATTGCTGTAGAACTGTTGAAAAACAGCATCTTGTGTAACCCACCAACCAAAAACGGATG